GCTCAGGCTGAGATGATCTACCAGATGGTGGCGGCGGTGGAGTCGGGTCAGGACATCTGCGTGGCGAAGAGTCGTGAAACGGGTGTGTCGGTGATCAGTACCGCCATCTCGGTTTGGGGCTGGCTGTTCAAGAAGTGGGATGTCTTGCTGTGTTCTCGGACTGAGGCTTTGGTTGATCGGTCTGGTGACCCTGATACGCTGTTTGCCAAGGTTGAGCATGTCCTCAAGTACCTCCCACCCCAGTGGCTGCCCTGCCCGTTGCAGGACTTGCAGGCCGGTGGCAAGCGGCGACGGCACTGTATTCTGGAGCATCCTGATGGCAACGCGATTACGGGTGAAGCAACGACGAGCCACATCGGTCGTGGTGCGAGAAAGACGGTGGTGGTTTTTGACGAGGCCGCTTCACAAGATCGGTTCGAGTCTGGCTGGCGTTCTGCGGCTGATACTGCTGCGAGTCGCTGGGCTGTATCGACTCACTTGGTGGGTTCTTACTTCACCAACACGCTTTGGGAGACTGCGAAAAGCACTGAGTCACCCCTACCGATACTTCTGACCTACGTCGATGACCCGCAAAAGTCGGCGGGGGGGTCTTGGACAATCGACCCAGACGGTTCGGTCACCGGGGACCCCGGAAGAAGTTACTACTGGTCACCATGGCTGGAACTCCAGCGGAAGCGGCGTGATGTTCATGACCTGCGTGAGAACGTGCTTGCTCTGCCTTCGTCCCAAGGTCGCGGGTTCTTCCCCGTGGTGGACACCGAACGCCAGCGTCAGCACATCCAGAAGCCCCGTCGATGCAACGTGGTGGACGGCAGACTGGTGGATTCACCTACCGGACACTGGCGAATCTTCATGGAACCAGACGAGAACAGCAATCTGGTCGCGTTCATGGACCCTGCCTACGGCACTGGATCAGCAAACGCCTGTATCGTGATGATGGATACCAACCTGCGGGAGGTGGTTGCGACCTACGTTGACCCCACCTGCCCCCCCTACGACCTGTCCCGAGAGATCGTCATGGCTGCCCGCTCATGGGCTAGGGGCCGGTCGGACATGCTGATCGGCTGGGAAGTCAACGGGCCGGGGTCCTCCATGCACCACGACTTTGAACGCCTGCGTTGGTACAACGTCTTTCACCACAAACGGCTAGGCCAGCGGGTCGAGACACGCACCAAACGGGTGGGCTGGACCTCCACGCGGGTTACCAAACGGGTGTTGTTCTCGGACCTTGCCCGTGCGTTGGCTGATGACACTGTGGTCTGCCCAGACGAAGAGATCATCGACGAATTGGACTCGACCGTGGTTTACAAAGATGGGTCTCTGGGTCCCGCCCGGCTGGAGGTTGATGCTTCATCCGGTGCAAGGGAGGCCCACGGTGACCGGGTGGTTGCTTTTGCCGGTGCAGTGATGCTTCTGGACGATGCCAACCCCGATGCCGAACGTCCAGATCCCAACTACGGCTTGCCCGACTACAGCCTTGGAACCATACTGAACATGGATGAACTGCTGTAACCGTGACAGATGTCACGCACAAAAGCGACCTAGAGAAGAGAAGAGAAGATAAGAGAAGAGAACATGAAAGAAGAATAGACCGTACAGTCTGAACATGACCATGCTTCGCGTGATGAACTGTTACCTGCCCTTGGCTGCAATCTCTGCTGTTGAGGTGAAGCCGACTGGTGCTGTGGTCCACCTCAGCCCAGATGCCGCAGATGTTCTTTCACGAAATCAGATCGAAGTGCCGATAGATGACACGCCAGCCCTCTGTGATTGGCTGGATGCGATGATCGAACCGCCGCTGGTTCTGCATCGTTCTTTGATTGAAGAGAACACTGAGCCAATCGAGCCAATGGATTACACCCCACCCAAGAAGGCCCCCGCCAGAAAGCCAAGAGGTAAACGTGCTTCGGATTGATGAGACATTCCGCGACGAGGTGAAAGCCGCTCGCAACTGGCGAGACAAACATCTCATGCACTGGAAGGCCATGAAGGAGCGGTTTACCGGACCTGCCTACCGACACGAGAACTACATCGAGGGTGCAGACATCGAGAACATCGTCGGCCAGTATGTGTCGCTGGTTCTCCCGCGTGTCGCCTACGACTACCCCCGAATCCACGTTACCGCCGATGATCCACAACAAGATCGCCGTGCCAGAGCGTTGGAGTTGATGTTGAACCAGTGGGCCAAGAGGTCCGCCCTGCGACCAACACTGCAAGAACTTGCAACCGATATGTGTTTGCTTTGGGGTGTCGCCTTGGTTACCCCAGAACCAGTGAAGCACCTTCGCCGCATTGACATGGGCGGGGCTGGTCTGATGCCACGGGTGTATCGAATCGCACCCGAGAACTTCTTTGTCGATCCGTCAGCGGAGTCACATCGTGAAGCCCGCTACTTCGGCCATGAGTACCCCATCGACATCGAAGACCTCGTTGCAATGGCGGAAGATCCCGAGAATAGGTTGGATCTTGCTGTCGTGAAGGAACTCAAGAGTTCATACGACACATACCGCGAGAAGTTTAGAACTTCCGTGAAAGATTTGCCGGAACGTGACCAGACCATCATGATGGAAATCTGGTGTCCTGAACTGGAGATCGAAGGTGCGAAAGAGGGTGTTCACCACGGCGGATTGTTGAAGTTTGCCATGAGTGCCGAAAACGACATCGTCATGATCGGTGAACCCATCCCATACTACGGACCCGCCTGTGGCCCGTACGTCATGGTGGGTGCATACGAAGTGCCGTCTGATGTTTACCCACTCAGCCCCATGACCATGGCGTTGCCGCTGATCGAAGAAGCCAATGATCACGCCAAGACCATGTCCTATTCCGCTGGTGCATACCGCCGATTGATCGCGGTTGACTCACGCGGAACCAAGATGGCCCAAGACATTGCGTCTACCCCTGACTTGTTTGTTGTTCCCACCGAAAACTTGGACCGCGACCGCGTGGTTCCCATGGAAATCGGTGGTGTGACTCAACAGCAGATGGCCTACCAGAACATCATGTCCGCCCGCCTTGACCGGCTTACGGGCATGTCAGAAGTGATTCGAGGATCGGTAACTGGCGATGCCACAGCAACGGAAGTCTCAGCCGCGTCGGCCTCTTCCGGTCTTCGACTCGCATACATTCAGCGACAGTTTGCTGAAGCCGTCAACTCTATGGCCTACAAGGCAGCGTGGTACGTCATCAACGACACCACCGAACTGCCAATGGGCCGTGAGGCTGCTGAGGAGGGTATGCCCTCTAAGATGCCCGGCACAGAACTGGGCGTTGATCTTGCCGAGATGACGCTTGATGTGCAGGCATACTCGATGGAACGCACCTCTGAAGCGTTGCAACAACGCCGTGCTGTTGAGTTGATGCAGATCATCGGCAACATCGGGCAGCAGGCCACTCAAATGCCGTTCATCGACTGGAAACGAATGATGACCGTGGTGGGCGATGCACTCAACATGCCTGACATGGCTGACATCTTGAACCTCGATGAACTCAAACGTATGACCGAGCAGGCCCAACAGATGCAGCAAATGCAAATGCAGATGCAGCAAGAGCAGGCTCAGGCCAACGTAGAGCAGAAGCAAGCGGCAGCACGCTCAAGAATGCAGCGTGGTCCAGCCGATGCAGGTACAGAAGCACGCAACCAAGAGCGTGCCGCACGCGAAGGTGGTGGTTTCTGATGCCCTCATACGACTTCAAACGTGAATCTGACGGCAAAATCGTCGAGATGTTCTACACGATGAGCAAGGTTCCCAGCATTGGTGAGGTCATTACCGTCGAAGGTGAGAAATACACCCGACTTGTGTCCGACTATCAGGTGTCAGCCGAGGTCGAGACCATCACCCACAAGTATCCATACGTCTCTCGCAGCATGCCAAAGAACTTGCCGGGCTGTGAGACCAACAGTAAGGGGCAACCCATCATCTCAAGCCGCCGACACGAGCGGGAAATCATGAGCCGACACGGCCTAAAGCGGGACTAATGAGCGAAGAACCAACCAACGAAGCCACAGAACCCACCGAAACCCCTGCAACTCCTGAGTTTACGCAGGAAGAAGACGCGGTATTGGACAAGATATTCGACGCACGCGAAGAGAAAATTGAACAAGTTCGTGAAGCCGTGCGTACAACGACAGAACCCTCGAACGAGGCTGCTAGTGACCCGATCTTGACACCAGAACGCCAGCGGGCGTTACGTCGAGCGAAGGTCCCTGAAAGCGTCATCGAGAAGTTTGGTGATGATCAGGCGCAACTCATCGCTTGGGCTGACCAACTTCTTGAAATTCAAGGGAACGTAGACGGATACGCCGAGCGTATGCGTAATTTGGAAGAGAAAGTCGCATCTCAGGGCAACCAACCCGAAAGTGACACGCGGTCTGCGGAACAAAGCAGCGCACCCCAAGGCGACGGAACCACCGAAGTCTCTCAATCCGAAGCGGAAGAAGGCGAAGCAGCACCGGAAACCACGCCGGAGCCAACTCAATCTCTACCTCCAAGGAATGTTGTGGAGCAACTGATCGGTGAGATCACGACTCTGCGAATCGAACAGGCACTCTCGCCCTTTGATGGGGTTACTGATCAGGAAAGAGTGCAGGTCGTGCAGCGGATGACCGAGATCAACGAGAAGTCTCCGGGTGAATTCAACGACATCGCTAGTTTGGTAACAAAAGCGGTTGGTGATGTAATGGGCGACCCTCCAACTCCGGTGAATCCCGGCCCCTCTGGTCAACCATCTACCCCACCTAGGGCAGTGACCCGGACTGAACGTCCGACAACTCCCGAAGAAGCCGATGAAGCAGCGTTAGACATCATTTTGAATGGTGGAACGCTCGAAGATGCCAAGCGTGCAGCGATGCGACGATAACGACTGCCTCCCTAGCGGGGGCCTTTTGCACGAAAGCAGGAAATAGAAATGGCTACATCCATTCGCAACTTCCTCGACTTCATGGACGCAACTGGCCCGGTATATCTGACCGGACCCGATGTCCTTATCAATGAAGCGGTGAAGCGTAACTACCTGTTCGGCGACTTGATCCGTGAAAAGAATCAAGCCATCCAAGGCGGTAAAGAGATCAAAGATGTTTTGATGCTCGATGATTCTTCCACGTTCCAATACTACCAGCCGAACGAAACCTTCTCGTACTCCAACCCACAAGTCCTGCGTGACATCACCGCCAACTGGCGATTTGCGATGGACCACATGACCTTCACTGATGCTGAAATCGAACTCAACGTCGGTGGTGGGTTGACCCGTGAAGCCACCAAGACTGTTTACAAGGATCTCAAGCGATCCAAAGAGCAGCGAATGGTGACCTCCATGGTCAACGGTTACGAAGAAGCATTGTTCAAGCCAACCCAAGGCACGAACTTCGATGAAATGGAAACTGGCACTGGCAAGATTCCTTACTCCATCCCAGCATTTATCACCGAACAAGGCATTCAAACCTCCCTCGACGGCGGCGGCAGTGCTGGTGTTCGTGGTGGCCTGCCAATCCACAGTGGTTCTTCTACCTCTTTGGAAGGCATCGTCCCCGGAACCACTGGTGGTGAGCAACGATGGACCAACGAGATTGTCTTCTACGACTCCTCTGCGGCTCTCGGTATGGATTCTGACGGTGTGATCGGTGAGAACGATGCTGTTTACAGCAAGCAAAAGCGTTCTTACGACAACTCCTCTGGTCCAATCAATGCCTTCACCCTCGATGTCTTCGGGTTCTTGAACGCATTTGACGAGATGTATCTCCGTCTCCAGTTCCGTCCACCAGCCTCGTTTGAACAATACTTCGAGAACGTGGTCTTCAACCGTCAGAAGATCCTTTGCTCACGCGAAGGTATCAGCCTCTACAAGGCTGCTCTTCGACAGCAGAACGACCGCTTGGTGACTCAACAAGATGCAGCGTACAACCAGCCCACCTACTCGGGCATCCCGTTGACCTACGTTGCTCAACTTGATCAAGCCAACATCTTCCCGAAATCAACCACTGCTGTGGCTGATTACTCCAAGTCGGCATTCGAGGCCGAGACCCTCAGCACTGCTGAAGGCTCCACCGAATTCGGCGACCGAGTCTTGAATGTTGGTCCTCGATACTTCTTCGTCAACGGTGACTACCTCACCCCGGTTCTGCACGCCTCTCGTTACATGGAGAAGCACCCAACCATGCAGCACCCAAATCAGCCGTTCACTCACGTTCAGATCACGGACTCGTGGTACAACGTGATTGCTAACTCTCGTCAACGTCACGGTATCCTTGCTCCGCAAGTTACCCTCTAATCGGAAAGGACACTTCAAATGGTTAGTGTTGCTCCTACCGCAGGTCCAGTTGGGATTCAAATCTCCAACGAGGATGCTGTTCTTACCGCAGACGCGGCTATTAGCCGTGGTCAAGTCTGCAAATTGACGTTGCAAACCGACAGTTCATTGCCCGGATACCTTTTGTTCGATGGGGCTACCCCCTCCGTCGCAACTGATGGTGACTTTGATGCGGACAATGCCACTGCTACTGGCAACCAATTTCACTGCTTTGCTGTCGCTCTTGAAGATATTTCTTCAGGTAACACTGGCAAGTTCCGGGTCAAGGGCATCGTTGATGTTCTCGGCGGGGACACTTCCGTGGCTGAATTGCCACTGAAGGCTGGTGCAGACGGTGAACTCATTCTTGCTGATGCTGACGGTGCTGACGATCCAACCAAGACCCAGCGTGTCATTGCAATCTCTCTTGAAACCATGGCTAATGCCACGATCAAGAAAGCATTGTTTGACGGCATCAACGGCTTCGGTACTTACCCGAACGCTTGATCTTTTGATCACCTCATGGGAGAGGGGGGCTACCGCCCCCTTCTCCTCTTCCCATGGCACTTACCTACGCTGACGCTAAGGCCCATGTATTGCTCGCTTGTGGTGGAGACCCCTCCACTGCGACAGGGCTTACTGTTGCCCAGCGAGTTGCACAGATTCTCAACTTCGCGGGCCACCACCTTTACAGCCACGCTTGGAACTGGCGTGAACGTACTGCTGCCAACCTTGACTTCACCACCAACGACTTTGTCGTGTTGCCTGACGATGTCGGCACGATTCTCAACGTGTACCCCAACGGCAACACCTTCCGCCGTGTGTTCCTGATCTCACCAGAAGCGTTCTCTCGCTTCGAGTCAGACAACCTGACCATCACCGACGCGGTGTTCTACGTCACGCTTGCCCGTGCCAAGCCGGGCAACGATGGTGCAGCATCTACTGGGCAGCCTGCACGACGGCTGGACATCTACCCAACACCCAGTGCCGCCGAGTCAAACGCTCTGTCCATCCGCTACCGGGCAGAGTTTGTGGAGGTTGCAAGCGGTGACGTTGACAGCACAGAGTTGCAAATCCCAGTCGAGTCTCACTGCGAGGCTCTCTACTTGGAGTACGTCCGAGCGTTTGCTGAAGGTGGCGAAGTCGGCGACACCCTGCAACGGGTGGCAATGGTTGACGCTTCACCTCTGCTGCAAGAAGCCATGCGTCGTGACGGCGTTGAGACCCCCAACTACGGGCCTCTCCCGATGGCTGTCCGTGGTCGCACCACATCGTATGGCGGCCTGAACTTCTTCCCTAACGGCAACATACCGGACCCATCCTGATGGCAAAGAAGAAGGCACAAAAGAAGGCAGTCTCCCTCTCCATCAAGCGTGGTGAGAAGTTGCCTGCATCACGAGGTGCTGGTCTGACTGCTAAGGGGCGGGCCAAATACAACCGTGCCACCGGCAGCAATCTCAAAGCACCGCAGCCGGGCGGCGGCAAACGCAAAAAGTCCTACTGTTCACGCTCCGCAGGCCAGATGCGGATGCACGGCATCAACTGTTCCAAGACCCCGAAGAAGCGTATCTGTGCTGCGCGGCGGAGATGGAAGTGTTGACATGGGACATGAGGTTGCAAAAATTGCCGCGATATCTTGCACCCATTCCCCACACACACCAAGCGAGACACACAAATGGATTCTGGACACGATAGCCAATACCAAAGGTCTGACTCACTTCGTGCATTGTGGCGATGTCTTCGACGCACAAGCGGCCTCAGTGCATCCCGACGAAGCCGATCACACCTTGATGGACGAGTATCGTCACGCTGCTTCTTTTCTGAAGAGCATTCGCCAGAACTTGCCGGATGGGTGTCGCTTGGTGATCTGCGAGGGGAACCACGACGACAACATCAGACGGGCGGACCCGAGACGGATTCCGAAAGGTCTGAGAGAGACCGCCTTGTGGATGAACACGGAGTTTGCGGAGGAGTTCAAGCGGTGGCACTGGCGGCCCTACATCAAATCTGCTGCGGGGTGCTACCGGGTCGGACAGGTGGTGTTCTACCACGGGTTCGATTGCGGGTTGACTTCGGACGAGTTGGAGGGCCTTCAGATGAACAACGCGACTGGATGCCACCCTTTCCGCCTGTTTGTGCGTGGGCAT